CTTATCAGGTGGTGTATCAGCCGATAGCCCTTCTGATGGTAATATTATGACAGCTTTAGCATTGTTTGCTAACGATGAAGCATTTGATATATCCTTGCTTCCATTAGGTGCTGCTTCGTCCACCGTAGTTAACTTCGCTATCTCCAGTGTTGCAGAAGTAAGAAAAGACGTTATCGTTTTTGCTTCACCTGAACTGGCTGATGTAGTTAATAACGCAGGCTCAGAAGCTACCGATATCGTTGCATTCCGCGAGACTCTAACATCTAGCTCATACGCGGTACTGGACTCTGGTTACAAGTATCAATACGATCGTTACAACGATGTCTATCGTTATGTACCGTTGAATGGTGATACAGCCGGTCTTGCAGTTCGTACAGACTTTGTTGCTGACCCATGGTTCTCACCTGCCGGCTTTAACCGCGGTCAAGTTAAGAACGTTGTTAAACTTGCTTACTCACCTGGTAAGACCGATCGTGATACATTGTACAAGAAGGGTATTAACCCCGTTGTTACATTCCCCGGTAATGGTACGGTACTCTTTGGCGACAAGACATTGTTGGCTAAGCCTTCAGCTTTCGATCGTATCAACGTTCGTAGATTGTTTATTGTGCTTGAGAAAGCAATCGCTACTGCTGCTAAGTTCCAGTTGTTCGAGTTTAACGATCCGTTCACAAGAGCCCAGTTTAGAAACCTTGTTGAGCCGTTCTTGCGTGACGTTCAAGGTCGCCGTGGTATTACAGACTTTAAAGTAGTTTGCGATGAGTCTAATAACACAGCTCAAGTTATCGATACCAACAACTTTGTTGCTGATATCTTTATCAAGCCAGCTCGTGCGATTAACTTCATTCAGCTCAACTTTATTGCAACCCGTACCGGAATTTCTTTCGAAGAAGTCGGCGCTTAATAAAGGAGAGAACAAATGACAACATTTAACGTAGAACGTTTCAAATCTGCACTAACTAACGGTGGTGCTCGTCCTAACCAGTTTGCTGTCCAGATGTCGTTTCCGACATATGTGGCAGGTGCACAACTGGCGGTAGCAAGAGCCCCGTTCTTGATCTCAGTAGCTGAGTTACCTGGTCAAACAGTTAACCCTGCAATTGTTCAGTATCGAGGTCGCGAGGTAAAATTCGTTGGCGATCGCATCTATGCTCCCTTTACTATGACTGTATTGAATGACGCTGAAATGTCTATTCGTACAGGCTTAGAACAATGGATGGGTGGTATGGAAGATTATGCCGGTAAATTTGGCCGCCTCCAACCTTCTGAGTATCAAAGAGATATGCAGGTATTTCAGCTAGATCGTAATGGTAATGCATTGAAATCATACAGTATTGTAAATGCATTTCCTGTAGATCTATCACCAGTAGGATTAGACTTTGGTGCTAATGACCAGATATCTTCTTTTACTGTAACATTCCAATACCAGCATTTTACAGTATCTAATAACCCATTAGGTAGTATTGTAAACGTTGGTGGTATTTTTAATCGTTAATTTTTAAATTTATATAATGGCAATTAATCTATTTGGTTTTACAATTGGACGTGAAGATAAGCAATCGGAGTTAAAGAGTCAATCTTTTATAACTCCGGTTTCTGAAGATGGTACCTCCACGGTTTCGGCCGGGGGGTATTTCGGCACGTACGTTGATATTGATGCATCAGCTCGCTCGGAGAGTGAGTTGATTTCTCGTTATAGAGACATCTCTACCTACCCAGATGTGGATAATGCTATTGAAGAGATCGTTACAGAGGCAATTGCCGCTGTAGACAGTGAAGAACCAGTTACTTTAGATTTAGAGAAGCTGGTGCTTTCTGATAGTATAAAGAAGAAAATTCGTGATGAGTTTGAAGAAGTTGTTAATATGCTTGACTTTAAAGAAAAAGCACACGACATCTTTAGACGTTGGTATATTGACGGGCGTTTGTACTATCAAAAAGTAATTAATCCTGCACAACCCAAGCAAGGTATTCAGGAACTAAGATACGTTGATCCTCGTAAAATTAGAAAAGTACGAGAAGTAAAGAAAGATAAGTTACCTTCAGGTATAGAGGTTATTAAGTCAATAGATGAATTCTTTATCTATAATGAAAAAGGCTTAAACTATACTGCTGGTACTAATCCTAATAACAATAACGGTATAAAAATTGCTACCGATACTATTACCTTTGTACCTTCTGGGGTCTTAGATCTAGATAGAAATGTTATACTGGGGTATTTAAATAAAGCGATTAAGCCAACTAATCAGTTAAAGATGATGGCTGACTCGTTGGTCATCTATCGTTTAAGTAGAGCACCAGAGAGAAGAATATTTTATATTGACGTAGGTAATTTACCTAAGCAAAAAGCCGAGCAGTACATGAAAGATATCATGGCCCGGTACCGTAATAAGATTATCTATGACTCTACGACTGGTGAGATCAAAGACGATCGTAAGTTTATGACTATGCTTGAAGATTTCTGGTTACCAAGACGCGAAGGCGGTCGGGGAACAGAGATTACTACCTTACCGGGTGGAGAGAATCTTGGACAAATTGCTGATATTGAATACTTTCAGAACAAAGTATATCAGTCGTTAAATATTCCTCTATCAAGATTCCAGCAGAACTCAGGATTTAATTTCGGAAGACAGGCTGAGATCTCTAATGATGAGATTAAGTTTGCAAAGTTTATCAGTAGACTGCGTAGAAAGTTTAACGCATTGTTTGATGATCTGTTAGAGACTCAATTGGTATTGAAGGGTATTATTACCCCTGAAGAATGGTCGGGAATAAAGTCAAAAATTGACTACAAGTATGCCCAGGATCAGTATTACCAGGAGATGAAGAATGCAGAGAACTTACGTAACCGCGTTGATCTATTGAATCAAATGGTACCTTACGTCGGTACATATTACAGTAAAGATTATATTCGTAAGAATATTTTAAAAATGACCGATGATGAGATTGAAGCTATTGCAAAAGAAAATGAAGCAGAGCCTACTGAAGAACAACCAGGTGCTCCAGTAGGCTCGGTCCAAGCAGCAGCATTAAGTCGCGAGACTAACGCCGCTCCTGGTGGATAAATAATACATTATTAAGGAGATTATTGTGGATACAACAGAAATAATTAACAAGATGATTGATGATATCATTGATGGAAATAATACAGATGCAAAGGATGGATTTGAATCCGCTCTTTCAAGTAAGTTAACTGATGCTTTGGATGCTAAAAAAATTGAGATTGCTCAATCTCTTTACAACCAAGAAGTTGAAGTAGAGGAAGAAGAAGAAGATGAAGTTATCCAGTCTGAGGAATAAATTAGATGAGAAGACCCTTACACCTGCTGAAATGAAGAAGCGGGAAGAGGTCGCTAAGGCTATTGAAAAAGATAGCCCTGGTATGCCCATGGGTGTGAAGATGGCTATTGCAACTAAGACTGCCAAAAGGGTGGCGGAAGCTAAAGATCCTCGCGAGTACGATTATGAAGGTGATATGGCTAAATCTTATTTAAGAGCTATCATTGCCAATGCGCAAACAGTTCATGATATGTTAGAGGATAATACTAATATGGCTGAATGGGTTCAGAATAAGATTACTTTGAGTGCCGATTATATGAGTACTGTCCGAGATTATATGCAAGCAAATAAAGAAGACTAAAAATGGCAAATATATTCGTTTTAAAAAATACAAGACGGCAGGCTGCTGTCAAGATTACAGGTACTGGGCAAGCTAATGTTTTCTTAGCTAATATTCTTTACCCTGGACAATTTGCAAATAACCAATCCCAAGGTAATGTACTTTGGCCTATTACCGATATTACATACGATGTAGGTAATGCTGCCAGTGTTAATAGAAATGGTAATATTATTTTTGCAATGAACGCTGGTCAAAACTATGTTGGCTTTACTAAGGATATGGGTGTATCTTTAATTGATGACGCTAATGCTAACGTTAACGTTAACATAGGTGCAGCAAGTGGTACTGTAATATTACAGTTCTCAAAAGAATCTGGATTCGTTGACCCTGATCGTCAAATTCTACAAGATAGGGATCGTTAATGAAACTCATTACTGAAATGAATCAGGATGTAAAATTCCTGACAGAAAAAAAAGAAGACGGTACAAAATCTGTTTACATCGAAGGTATCTTCATGCAAGCAGAAAAACCAAACCGCAATGGGCGTATGTATGGTAGGGGTATTATGGAACGTGAAGTTCAAAAATACCAAGAACTAATCAATGAAAAGCGCTCATTGGGCGAATTAGGTCATCCTCCTAACCCTTCTATTAATCTTAACCAGGTATCACATATGATCACTGGACTTAAGTTTGAAGGTAATGACATTCACGGTAGAGCAAAGATATTAGATACTCCAATGGGTAAGATTGCTAAAAACTTTATTGAAGAAGGTGTTCGTCTGGGTGTATCTTCAAGAGGTTTAGGCTCTGTTAAATTGAACAAAGAAGGCATTAATGAAGTTCAAGACGACTTTCATTTAGCTACTGTAGATATTGTTGCAGACCCAAGCGCCCCAGATGCATTTGTACAAGGCATTATGGAATCAGCTGATTGGATTTTAGAAAACGGTGTTTGGAAAGCTGTACAAATTGAACAAGCACAAAGTACCATTAGGAAGGCATCTAAAGCAGACCTAAATAAAGT